GCAGTGAACTTGTCATCAGCCCGAACATCTGTTGGGGCGACACGTTGGCCAGCCGAGACACCGCCGCGAGCGGAGCAAGCTGCTGAATGATCTGCTGACCGGCTGCTGGGCCTCCTGGTGCCCGCCGGATCAGGGTGATGTAATCCCTCAGAAGCTTATTGAAATTCTCCCTCGTCGGCGGCAACTGGAATGCCTGAACCATTCCCGTGACGGCCTTCGTAATTTCATCCACAGGCGTTTGAGCCAGTTGAGCGCCCTCGGCCAGGTCAGTCACCATTTCGGCTAGCTCGCTCTTCTTGACGCCCTGCACAGAGGACAAGAGGTTGATCGTTGACTCGCCCAGTTGATCGAGCGGAGTCAGTGACTGCATCGAGCCTCTTTGCAATTGGTCGAAGAAGTCGCCTGCTGCTCTCCCGGCGAAATTCATGTCGGGAGCCAGCGTCTTGATCATCGCCATCTGAGTCTGAATTTGACTCAGGCTTCTGACCAGGCCGAAACCGCCGAACACAATATTTCCAGCGACCATGTAACGGAACGTCGTCGCCAGAGCGCGGAACTGGTTTGTCAGGATGCCGGTCTGCTGGTTCGTTCGCATGGCGGCACGGCCAATGCCGAGCATCCCGCTTTCGATGCCCCGCATTTCAGCTTTGACCGCACCGCCTTCGGCAGTGAAGACCGTTGCAATTCTGTTGATGATGGTCGAGATTTCAGACACCTGCCTTTCGTTCCGCCCTGTACCTTCTCATGGCGTCACGCTTACAGATGCGACAATCCCAAGCTCCAACGGTGTTCTTGTAGCCATGTTCCGAGCGCAAGTGACCACGTTTGCATTTCTCTTCGTTTCCGATTTGCCGCGAGTTAAGAAGTCTCAAGGCTTCACGCGCCTTTGACTGCTTGACAATCAACGACGGAAGAAGCTTGTTGAGCATGTAAATTACATCTTCATGCTTGAAGACCTTGATCGTGATATGCGGCTGCTTGTGGTTTTCCATCTGGTACTCGTACACGTTGACCGTAATTTCATGGCCCTCAAGGAAGTCTTGAATTTCCACAAGAACCCAGGATGCGCTTTTCCTCTGTGAAAATTCCACACGAACTGCACCCTTGCCTGTAGAGGGCACAAAAATACAGCCGTCAGCGTCCAGGAACCCGGCTACGTATGACCAGTTGACTGCTTTCGTACTCATGTGTCTATTTCAATCACTGTCGGCTGCTGATTGCCGCCGAACGACTCACCCTTCTTCTCGAATTGTATTTCTGTGTTGTACGACTCGTGCTTGCTTGGTCGGTAAATCTTCTCCACAATTTCCGCAGGCAGAGTCCGCTCGTCCACGATGGGGTTGTGACAGACTTCGCATACCTGCTGGTGAAATTTGGGGAGACACTGTGTATGGATTTTCCTCAGTCGTTCGTCGTGGTCAACTTCGTAGTTGAGATAGACCCAAGTGAGTTGACCCGGAGTAGCCCGTCCTGGTGAAGTGCCCCAAGGAAACGTTTGGCTGCGAACCATGATCTGCCAGAGAGATCGCTCCAAGGAATTTCCTGCAAGACTTTTTTTAACTCATCGAATTCCTCAGGAGAAATTTCCTCCATTGCCGGATTGGACTTCTCTGACATTTCAAGGTACTCGTCGTAGAGGGCATTCACGTCACCCTCCTCAAGCTCTTGCTGTAATTCGTTGCCGTCTCGGTAGAGCCGGTTGTCCAGGTTGTCAGGGTCACGCACTGAAGCCGCCAGTAGCTCGATCTTCTGGCGATGGTCACGAGCCATCAGTCCGGCTACGTTGTCCGGCACGTCCATCAGGGCCGCTAGCACAAGGGCATTCTCAGCCTCTGCATCCGAGAGCGGCACGAGAGCGAACCGAATTTCAGAATCGCTGGGCAACTCCACGAAAGCGCACACAGCCTGCCCGAGCCGCATGCGGTCAAGACGACGTTGTACTAGCTGTTCACGTACGGACGACATTTTCCCGCCTTTGCAGTAATTCAGCTTCGACTTCTTCACGCCGCATGAACGTCTGCCACACCTGAGGGAGAGCGTAGAAGCTCTGCCCACAGGAATTGCATCCTGCCCGGATCAGGTACTCAAACATCGGCCCTGACCCGTCACGTTCACGGACTGATATTTCAGGATTGAACACCCCACAAGCGGGGCATACCGGAGGCCCAGCCTCAATTTCAACAACTGGGTCTTTCGCTAGAGTCTCTAGCGCCGATACACCCCGCTCTACCAGTTCTTCAAGTCGCTTTTCCATCCCGCCCTTTCACTGCTATGGAATTGCGAAGCCCGGAACACTCAGGTCACAGTCAATCGTAACCTGATCGAGAGTTGACCGAATTGCAATCCGGTTCCAGTTGCAGCCTCGGTAGGTCACTACGCGATCCCCTCGGTTGATCTGAACATCGAAGTCTCGCATCTGCCGAAGCACGGATTCGTCATTCATCCCGGCCCCTGCCCCTTCGCGGAGCAGAATTGCATTGAAGCTCACCGTACCTTCATCTGCATTCCGAACACGGCGCAGGACAGGGCCGTCGTTTCCGAACGCGCCCTGGTACGTGACTTCCTGCCGGAATTCCTCAGACATTTCCTGAACAGCGGCAAAGTGCTTGCCGTTGTCGAATGAAATATCAAGGTCGGGTGCTGTCAGCCCTTCTAGCCAAGCCATCGTCTACCTCCTCTCCTACACCGTGATCTGAAGGTTGCCCGTCACTTGCACTGTCTGAATTCCACGAACGATCTTGCCCACGTAGTTGACCGTAAGCTGGCGCTCGTCCACCGAGGAAGTCACGTCAACTCCGTAGCCCAGTGAGCCGTCCGGCTGAAGCAGCGGAGAGATCCATGCAATTCTCTCGTGAAGCACTGCATCGACACCGGACTGAACCCGCTTGCGAGTCTCGGGGGTATTTCCCTGGTGCAAGAACCCCGCGTTGTAGATGTAATTCCGCACATCGATGAACACCTGATCCTCGATGATCCGAGTCATCAACGCATCGTGAGTCGTGTCGGTGATGTAGACCGTCCGCAAGTGGGAAATTGACACTCCGCTGCCGCCCTGAACAGGAGGAGTCATCAGAGGCGAGACGCCAGCCTGAAGCAAGTCCTCAAAGTCGTTCACGGCCACACCCGAGACAACCTTCTCGCGGAAGATCGGCATACCGGCTGCATCTTTTTCAATTGCAGGAAGCGGCGACAGCACCAAGAGATCCAGGTCGTTGGACGGATCGCCGTTCTTTGCAATTTCAGACGCCACGATTGCCGCTGCCCAGCCGCCGTCCTGAAGCGTTCCAAGATCGTCGTACACGCCGGGGCCAACGAACACAGAGCGCGTAGCGCCTTCCTTCGCTCCACCTGCTGCCACTGCCGCTGCGGCTGTAATTAGCGCCGCCTTCGACGTACCCGACGCCATCCCTACAACGCAAAGCTGCTTGTGGTTGATCAGATTTGCATTTGCGCAGGATGCCGCCAGCCCAGCCAGGTCAGCTTGCGTGGTCGAATCGGTCAAGCGAATCCGCACGGTGGGATCGCTTTCCAGCAATGCCCAAGCTGCCTGCCGCTCTGACAGAGACGGAGCGGAACCCTTCTTGGAGGCCACTGCAATTATCGGCCCAGCACCGCGAGCCAGGAGCGCGGTAATTAGGGTCGTCAACCTAGCAGCCGATCCAAACCTTGTTACAGCCTGATCAGTACGGACAATCGAGTACAACACTCCGACCGTTGCATCACCAGCGTTGTCCATCTGCCCCTCAATTCCAATCGGAAGATAGATCGGAGCCGTGAGCTTCTGGCCAAGGGTGCTTGCGTCTACGACAGCCGGGAACAATTGCGTCGTCGGTGCAATAGGCACTACAAACCTCCTCTATTCTGTAATTACAAGCCCTGGTGCTTGCAAAATTTCTTCGATTGCAGGAACAGGAGGAGTGATGATGCGCGGCGTCCGGCTGAACACCCTCACTTCAAGCACTCCGTCGATGCTGCGATACGTCGGAACGTCGTTGATCGTTTCCGTAATGAACCTCCCTCCATCCCATCTGAGAATTTCAACTCTTCCGTCTCCGCCATCAGCCGAGGCGTCGAAAGCTTTCTGTCCGAGAGAGCCGTGCAAAAGGTTGTTGAGAATCTGGTACGCCCGCATTCGTGCAGTCGTCCCGCCTGCCTTGTCGCTCGTCCAAATTCCAACGTCGAAATTGATCTGGTGCCAGCCAGCTTCCTGTGGCGTCACCGTTTGTGTGGCCGAGTCGTAATTCTGTGCGTAAATCTGTGGGCCGATTCCCACAAAGCGGTTGTCGAGAATGTCAATTTCAAAATGAATGATCGTCCTGGGAAGCGGCACACGATCACGCATCAACTCAGGTGTCGGAAATTCCATGATCACCTGATAGATCCCGTTGGGGTTATTCTGCGGGTGGTACAGGCCAACCTCGTTGTCTCCGTCGTCCCTTACAGCGGTGTTCAATCCGTTCTCGACATACCTCTTGAGTTCGCGTGTCGCGGACTCCAGCCAAATTTCAGGATCGTATGTCATCCGGGCAATTTCCTTCCGAGTCCTGGGCCGGTGAACGATCCACTACCAGGCGACATCGCGCCTGAGCCAAACGGAGTGAACATCGAGTGACCACCAGCCGGTGACTGAACGGTCTGGGAAAAGCCACGGGTCACCTTCGCCCGCCGGTCAATGAAAATTTCAGCCCAGATCCGGTGGTACGCCTTCGTCCTCATCATCGCCTCTAGCGTTCGCCGCAACGACAATTTTCTGATCGGCCTGCGGATACGCCGGGAGGAGACAATCTCGCTTCCAGGCTGGCGATGAATTCCATACTCGATGAAGTACGCCTCGCGGGAGTCGTTGTAGAGCATCCAGACGCCCATTGAAACTCGCTTCACCTTCCAGCCGTAGAAGTAGCGGCCTGAAATTCTCCTGACAGGAATGCGCCACGCAAGCTGAGGACTCCGGTTCTGCGGGTCAGAAGGCCCGTAGCTCATCTGCTGTGCAATTCCCTGATTGGTCAAGGACATGAACCGGCAGAGAACGTCCAT